GGATCTTAATGAGTTACTCTCGATGGTCTCCGACTTCGAATATTCAGGATTAGTCGCTTCGCAAATTCGCTACGCCCCTCATCAGATGATTATTGGTGTTGTTCAGCGTTATCTATATCATCCCAATCTGGTCGCCATAAAAGATTTACCTGGGGTAATTGCACGGTCCGAATCCGAAAGAGAGAAAGCTGAGAGCGCCATTGAAGAAAGGGAGCGTAGAGTATCTGCTCTGGCGGAAAACTTAGTTAAATATGAGACGGCATTTAACTTTGTCGGTTTATATGCTGGCTTCCTAAGTATGAAAAAAACCAAGGTGGCCGAAAGAGATTGGAATTTCAGGTATCTGATTGGCTTAGGCCTTCTTTTGACGCTTCCTTTCGCGGCAAAACTATATCTGATGTTTTTTCCTGCATCTGGCCCCTCGCTCGATTTTTCGGGCATCGCTACGCTCGTTGGAGCTGAACTGCTTTTTATCTACTTTTTTAGAGTGGCCCTTCATAATTTCAGATCGATAAAAGCACAACTGCTACAAATCGAGTTGAGAATGACGCTATGTCAGTTCGTCCAAAGTTATGCCGATTATGCTAAGTCCGCGCGAGAAGGTAGTACTGGTTTGCTCGATAAGTTTGAGCAGATTGTCTTCAGTGGAATTGTCAATGACGAGAGCGCAATTCCGTCGACATTTGACGGTTTAGAGCAACTAGCAGGTTTGGTTGAAAAAATGCGAAAGTGAATTCTTCCATTGGGAAAGGCGCTGATCAGCTCGAACTGTCTCAAGGATTGGTTATGCGAACAGGTTGAGCTGCTGTTCCTGCAGGTGTTGTTCGCTCTGTTGGCTCCGGGCTTTGGCCTGGGCATGCGCGGTACGTGCTTTGGCGATCGCGAAGTACTCCGGGTCCTGCTCGATGCCGACGAAGTGAAAGGCTTCGAGGATTGCGGCCTTGCCGGTGCTGCCGCTGCCCATGAACGGATCCAGCGCGGTGCCGCCTGGCGGCGTGACCAAACGCAGCAGGTAGGCCATCAGGTCGGTAGGCTTCACGGTTGGATGGTTGTTGCCCTTCGTGTCCGTCACCTGGACCTTGCGCAAGGTGGTGCCCTGCTTGAACTGTGGCCCGGGATCATTCAGGCCTTCGTGCCGATCGGCCCTGCTGGTCTTGGCGCAGTAGAAGAAGCGGGCTGCGCTGCCGCTGTCACCATGGAATGCGCCGGCGACACGCCCAATCATGCCGCTGAACGCTACTGATCCGCTGAATCCGTTCGATGTGGGCTCGGTACCCATCACTTGGGCGCTTGCGCCAGCTTCTGCGGGAAACTGCGCAAGTACTTCCTCGCTTCCGTCATGGATCAGATTGGCAGGCCAGCGACCGGGCTTCATTAACCCATTGAACTGAGCGTCCTGCTTGTAGCTGCCCGTTGCATTAACCACATGGCCAGGCGCCATGCGCTTCTGGGAGTACTCGCCACCCTGAGCGTCGTCGGCATGGATGCGGCAGGCATCGATATTGATGGCTCCGGTTCTGTGCTGCTCGACGTTGGCGGCGACAGTGCCGGGGAAGGGCTTGCGCGCCATGCAGATCGGTTCATGTGCTGGCTTCAACCCTGTGCCCCAGCCGGCGCGATCGCCTTTCAGGTTGTGCGACTTGGGAAAGCCCGAGCCGAACACCCACATGATCTGGTCGCGGATCTCGAAGCCCGCCATTTCGATGCCCACCGCCATGTGGTGATAGGTGCGAGCGGCCGCGAAGGAAAGCAGGTGGCCGCCGGGCTTGAGTACTCGCAGGCATTCGGTTGCCCATTCAAACGTGAAAGCCTGAAAGGCCCGCATGCCCGCCGGGGTCAGGTCATATTTACCTGCTTCGGCCGCGATTGAGCGGTGCCCGCCATTTGGCCCGCAGGCGTTGGCGTGTGATGGCATGCTGGCGCGATACGCCGCGCGGTCTTCAATGTCCTGGCCATCCCAGCTCTTGCCCATGAAACGAATCCCGTAGGGCGGGTCGGTCACTACGCTGTCGATCGAGTTTGCGGGCAGGCCGCGCAGCACCTCCATGCAGTCACCCAGGTGCAGTTCGTATTCCATGGTTGACTCCAGGGCAGGCGCCGCTCTCCATGAGGATGGTGGCAATTTGGTTTTGATTGAGGTATTACGTAGCGCGGGATACGGTAACGAATCAAGGAATCGAGATGACTAAGAGTAAAGTGACTGAGGCAGACGCTAATCAAGGTGCCAACCAAGGCCCTAATGAGCCAAAGAAATGTTTTGTCGTTACGCCGATTGGGGGGGCGGACTCTACTACTCGTCGTGCTGCTGACGGTCTAATCAGTTCTGTATTAAAACCTTTACTGCATGAACTTGGCTTTGAAGTATATGTTGCTCACGAGATATCTCTCACGGGCTCAATTTCCCGGCAAGTGGTCGAACATATTCTTGAAGATGATCTGGTCATTGCAAACCTTTCAGAACTTAACGCGAATGTGATGTATGAATTGGCGGTGAGGCATTGCACTGGTAAACCTGTTGTTGCTATCGCCGAGGCTGGAACCAGACTGCCGTTTGATATCGCAGACGAAAGGACGGTGTTTTACACCAACGATATGCGTGGTGTAGTAGAGCTAACTCCTGCACTTCGCAAAGCAGTTGAGAGCTCGCTGGCAAAGTCTGAGGCAGATAATCCCGTGTTACGTGTGCGCCATAATCGTGCTTTGTTGGAGTCGTTAGATCAGGGAGATGCTAAGACGATTTTGATTGAAAGGTTAGACGATATTGAAGGGTTGCTACGCAATTTGTACAACGTTAATAGGCGAATGACTAAATCGTCCAATCCGAAGTCCGAAGCAATAATGTTATTTGTCGAGGGGGCCAAATCAGCGGTTGAAGGATACACGGCACGATTGGCGTCTCTTGGTGTTTTAATTACTTCTACTCAGGGTCCTATTTCTGAATCGGATGGCAACATCCGTAGTACCCTTATAGTGTCTGGCTCGGAGTCTATTGAGATCCCTTCACTCATTAATTTAGCCAAGAACATGAACGTGATAGTTATGAATGTTCAAACCCCCTAGTTCTTCGGTTACATACTGGGAGCATTTGGCGTTATGGGCTTCGTAGAACTCACGCGCCAGTTTTGGCGAGATCGTGAAACCTGACGTGTCAGCCGAAAGGATGCGCGCTGCATCTTCTCGGCTGGCGCTGATCAGATGCAGAATCGCCGTCTGAAACACTTCCTGCTGCTGGCTGAAACCGTGCTCTTTCATTAAGCGCTTAAGCCCAGCCTTCACGCCTTTCGGCACATCCACCTTCAGCGTTTCCACGCCCAGGGCTTCCTTCTGTTCCGCCTGGCGCTTGCGGTAGTCGCTGGCGTGTTTCGCTGCTGCTGTCTTCGCCATGGGTTGCCTCGTTAAATGGCCATTGCTGTCGGCGGCGCTGGCGCACCTGGTTGTTGATCCGGCGCATCAGGTGGCGGCCACGGTGATCTTGTTTTCTTTGAGGATCAGCGCGACCGTGCTGGCGTTGAGCTTTAGCTCTTTCGCAATGCCTTTCTTCGCAATGCCCTTGTCTGCCAGCTCGCGGACCGCCGGTGCCATGCGATCACGTTTCGCCCGGAGCTTTTCGGTGTGGCCGGTGGCGCCGTAGAAAGGCGCCTCCTTGCTGGCTCCGGCGGGTACCTCGACGATTTCCTTTCCGCGATTGAGGAAGTCATCGATTTGCTGGGACAGGTTGGCAATGATCTGTTTGCGGGGATCTTCCTGGGGAATGCCGATGTTCATTGCTCGGCACCTTTCGACAGGCTGACACGGACACCGGTGGCGCGCTCTTCCAGGGTGAGGGCGAACTCAACGGCGCGGGCGTATTCGAAGCGGAAGCCGCGCACCTTGTCAGTCGTGCGATCAACGATGTGGAAGGCGCTGACGCCCTTCGGAACGACCTGGAAGCGAACGGCATTACGTGGTGGCTCTTTCCCGATCATCGCGTAGAACTCCGCTGTTGCGAGCTGGGAGCGGGCACGCATGGCATTCAAGCCATCCACGCTCTGTTGGATTTGTGGGTAGTGCATGGATGGTCCTCTGTTCGACTGCGGTTATTCGTCAACACCCTGGCCGCCCGCAGTTGCCGATGGGCGCAGGGGAGGGTGCTGACGGATAAGCGCGGGCAATAAAAAGCCCGGCGAACCGGGCTTGATGCGTGAGCTACTACCACCGTACGTCACGCTTAAGCGAGCGCTGCATGAGGCAGGGCTGGCGGGCTGTCGTTTACATGGCTCCAAATCCTCTGGGGGTTGAAAGACACAATGCAGGTGGGCGGTTATAGGCCGCTGTTTCGTCCGCATCGGGGTGTGATCTGGCAGGTCTGTCTCACCCTCGGGGGTAGCTACTCCCCGATTAACAACCACGTCGCTGCACTTAGATGCTTCGTTACAGATCACACCCCGATGCGCTCTCTTTGAGAGGATCGGGCAGTTAACGTCAGGCTGACGTGGCGCTGGTTGTGCGCTTAATCTCTTCGATTTCCGATAGCGCCGCGTCGTAAGCCTCCAGCATCAGTCGCAATGCCTCGCGCCTTGTTTTAATGAACGCAATCGAGTCATCTCCGCTGGCGGGAGCGCCGTATTCCTTGTAGTGATCCACCAACTGCTCAAGGCGGCTAATTTCGTCAGGCCAGGCCGCGCTCATCACGCAGCCTCAAAAGTTGCCGAGTCGTTCGACACACCAAAGCGAGACCAGTTGGCTGGCGAGTAGCGCTCGACCACCATCGCAACCCTGATGATGAACTCGGCGCCAAAGCGGTATTTCTTGCCCTGATAGATGCGAGGCATGGTCAGCTTCTTGTCCAGGCAGGTGGCTCCTACGATCCGTCCGTCACTCAGCTTGATGCCGTGTTTCAGTGCGCGTCCGCAGTGTTCGCAATTGCACTCACTTTCGTAGCCAACAATTGAAATTTTGTTCATTTGGCGTCCCTCGGTTGATTTCCCGTCTGGCCCTCTATGAAGGCCAACCGGCGAAATCAGTGAAACCGCCTTGCTGGTATCGCCATGAACTTGATGGCCAGGACGACTGCGGCGCTGGCGCCGACTTCCCAGAATGGCGCGGTCACCCACCACCATGAGCACCATATGAGCCCGTTCAACTTCAGGGCCACCAGCGCCACCCCGATCAATCCCGGGATCGCCAGCACGCAAATCCCGCCGGCGTTCGAACTGCTGTCTGCTGACATTTCCAAGCCTCCGTATGGTTTCCCGTCTGGCCCTGTCGCCAAGGCCAGCCAGTGAAACCGGTGATTCCGTGTAAAAGAACTTAGTCCAGTCGATCCCTCGCGGGGCTGGGAGACCATTTCGCTGATCCCTTGCTATCTGGCGGCATCACCAGTCGTGTGACGGGCCGCTGGCCCTTCGCTGCGTTGCCGCCGCGATGGGTTAAAATTAGCAATCGCTAAATTGTTCGTCAATAGCAAATGCTAAATAATTTCGATCTGAGCGTTTTCGGGCGGCCGCCCCGGAGCATTTAATTTGGGAAAAGGGTTTTACGATTTACTGCGTGTCGTTATGATTTACGCAAACAACTGTATATGCATACAGCATAAAGGAGTAGCTGATGGCGAACGCGCAGAAACAAAAGCCGCAAGAACCCAAGCCGATGTCTGGAATAGAGCGGCTGAACCTCAGGGTCTCGAACATGATCAACCACCCAATCGCCCAGGATCAGCGGTGGGTGACGATTCATCGGCTCGACACGGATGGTGAGCGAGAGTGGGAAGAGGTGATGGGCGTGCTGTCCGAAACGGACGGGATCGAAATGACGTTCAACGATGAGGACGAGTCGGTAACGCTGAGGTGGGAGGCTTCAAGCGAGGATGACCCACGGGTCGAGTTGCATGACGAGTTTCTAAGCGTGGAAGAGCCAGCGCCTTTTTGAAGACAAGGGGGGAGGGGTGGCTGCCGCTAGGTCAGTAGAACAAAAAAGCCCGGCACTGGGCCGGGCTGTTTACTAGAAGCGTTTTTACGCCCCTAGCAACATCACTTTATCAGCAGCTTCGTTTGCAGAGGTAACAGGGATGTATCCCACACCGACCGATCTGGCCTCGCCTTCAATTTCCGCATTCAACGTTTGAATGTTCTGTCTCTGACGCACCCCCAACGTTGGGTCATCAGTTCTATGCACCGCTGAGATCAGGTATGCCATGCCAATAGACGCAATCTCCTTGCAGCGCTGAAGCTCAAATATTCTAGCCCGTGCGTCTCGTAAACTAGGCCCAGGTCGGATAGGGGTGACCACGTTGAAATGCATCGCCGCTTGCGCGGATACAAAGCCAAATTTAACTTTGTCGCCGCCATTGAATAG